AACGCGCCGAGGGTGTGACGTAATTGTGGCATGTTCACCTGAATTATTTCCTGTAGTAAAATGTTGTGAAGGGATAAAAACAATCATTCAACATGAAGCTGCAGGGGGTGTTTATCATGATTGGTGGGTTCCTGCCATGTCTGTACTTCTCCCTCTTGGGTATGAATATCCAGATATTAGTGGTAAACCATATATTCCAAAAATGTATATATCAAATCCAAGTAAAAGACCAACTATCGGAATAAGATGGTGGGGAAATCCAAAATTTGAGCACGAACAGAATCGCAGATTTCCTTTAAAGCCGTTTTTCAAGGCATTTGATGGGATAGACGCAGACTTTGTATGCTTACAGCGTGATGAGGGAATAGACGAGACTCCGCCGTGGATGAGGAAGGTGCGTTTGGATTCATGGGAGGACACCCGTGCAGAACTATCAAAATGTGATTTAGTTGTATCATCGTGCACAAGTATTGCACACATGAGCGGAGCAATGGGAATAGATACTTGGATAATTGTTCCTGTTTTACATTATTACTTATGGGCAGTACCAGGAAATAGGACTCCATATTACGATTCCGTTAGACTTTTTAGACAAACTAAATATGGTTCTTGGAATGCTCCAATGATTGAATTGAAAGAAGAATTAAATTCAAGATACAGCAAAAAGGAGACTGAAAATGGCAAATTATTGGGTACGTGTTGAAGAAGGTGTAGTAGTTGAATGTTTGGGTTACAATCCAAACAGAGAAGGTGATTGGCGTGAAGCAGTGGATATATTAGCAAATCCTATTCCAAATAGACAAATTGTAGAGGGGTATTATTTTGATACTAGCAAGACTCCTGTAGAGATTGTATGGGGTGTTAAGGATCTGAGTGTTAATGATCGTAAAGAAACTTTACTAATGATTTTAACACAGGAAGAACGAAGGGCAATTAGTTTTGAGATTACAAAAGAATTTCAATGTTCATGTTCTACAAATGATAACTGCTGTATAGATACGATTACAGAAAATATATTATCTTTAAGACAAAAAAGAGAACAAATTTCGTTGTTGAATTCACATGAGCAGATTGATGAGTATATGGCTGCAAATAATTTATAATTTATGGAAGAATATGGACAAATAAAGTTAGAAAGTCAATTTGGACACAAGTTGTATGAATTGTGTCTGAAAAATTCATCAATAAAAACTGTTGTAGAAATAGGCACATGGAAAGGATTGGGAAGCACCGAATGTATCATTCGTGGTCTATCCGATTCTAATAAGAAAGAAATATCGTTTCTTAGTCTTGAAGCGGAATTGAATATGCATTCTACCGCAGTTCAAATTTGGAAAGATATGTTGCCTAACTGGGCAAAGTTTGTTTGGGGTAGAATTATTGATGTTCAAGAAATGGATGATAAACATCTAGGGTGTTATCATCCTGACGAAAAATTATGGTTCGAACAGGATCTCAATGCATTTCTAAAATGTCCAAATGTCTTGAGTAAAATTCCGAAAAGAATAGATTTTCTCTTTCTTGATGGTGGTGAATTTTCAACTTATTCAGAATATTTAAAATTGAAAGACAGATCTTTATTTATCGGATTAGATGATACTACTTCAAGAAAATGTGAACAAATAAGAAATGAAGTACTGTCAGATTCAGATTCTCATGAAATTATACTGGACAATCCTTGGTATCGCAATGGAGTAATGATTTTTAAAAATAATAAAATAAGTTGATTCAAAATCTTTATTCGTTGCATTTTTACACTTGGCTACATACTGTACCGCTTTATCATTGGGAGAACAAAATATGAAGAATTTACCGACTCTATATCAAGATTTCATTCACCTTTCACGCTATTCAAGATGGCTTGAAAGTGAAAATAGAAGAGAAACTTGGGAAGAGACAGTAAAAAGATATTTTGATTTCTTTGAAAATCACTTGAAGGAGAATCATAAGTTCATTCTTTCAAAGGATCTTCGTTCTGAACTTGAGACTGCTGTTTTGAATCTTGAGATCATGCCAAGCATGAGAGCACTCATGACTGCAGGCGAAGCACTTCACCGTGACAACACTGCTGGATATAATTGCTCATACGTTGCAGTAAATAGAGTTCGTGCATTTGATGAAATACTTTACGTTTTAATGTGTGGAACCGGAGTTGGTTTCTCGGTAGAAAGGCAATATGTTGAAAAACTCCCTACAATTGCTGAACAATTTACTAATTCAGACACCACGATTGTTGTACAGGATTCTAAAGGTGGCTGGGCTAAAGCTTACAAAGAACTTATCTCCCTACTCATTGGTGGTCAAATACCAAAATGGGACCTATCGAAAATACGTCCTGCTGGTGCGAGGCTCAAAGTATTTGGTGGAAGAGCCTCCGGTCCAAAGCCCCTTGATGATCTTTTCAGGTTCACCTGTGATACTTTTAAGAGAGCAGCAGGGAGAAAGCTCACTTCGATCGAATGCCACGATATCGTATGTAAAATTGCAGAGATTGTGGTGGTGGGAGGAGTCCGTAGATCTGCTCTTATTAGCCTATCGAATCTCACGGATGAGCGGATGAGAGAAGCCAAGGTTGGTGCTTGGTGGGAGGCAAATCCACAACGAGCACTTTCCAACAATTCAGTAGCCTACAAAGAGAAGCCTGAAATTGGCGTTTATATGGAAGAATGGGTTTCTCTTTATAAGAGCAAGAGTGGAGAGCGTGGTATCTTCAATCGTGATGCCTGCAAAAAGACTGTAGAAAAACTTGGAGATCGCCGTGATCCAAACTATGATTTTGGAACAAACCCATGTTCAGAAATCATTCTTCGTGATCGTGAATTCTGCAATCTTACAGAAGTTATAGTTCGCAAGGAAGATACAGTAGAATCACTCAAGAGAAAGATTCGTCTGGCATCTATTCTAGGAACATGGCAAGCATCTTTGACTCATTTTCCATATCTTTCTTCGGAATGGAAGAATAATTGCGAAGAGGAAGCATTGCTTGGTGTATCGTTGACTGGTATCATGGATAATGAAATGCTTAGAATAAATGGATCTAAGTTACCTGAAATTTTAACAACACTCAAGCAAACAGCAATTGATACAAATAAGGAATGGGCTAAGAAGATTAAGATTAATCAGGCTGCTGCAATTACTTGTATCAAACCATCTGGTACAGTATCACAATTGACTGATGCTGCTTCAGGTATTCATGCTCGACACAACGAATACTACATTCGTACAGTTCGTGCAGATCGAAAGGATCCTCTTTGCAGCATGATGATGGAGATGGGATTCCCACATGAGCCATGCGTGATGAAACCAGATAATGTAATGGTCTTCTCATTTCCAATGAAGGCTGAAGGTTCTGTAACACGAAGTGATATGACTGCAATTGAACATTTGAATCTATGGCTTGCTTATCAGAAGTTCTGGTGTGAACATAAGCCAAGTATTACAGTAACAGTAAAGGAGCACGAATGGATGGAAGTTGGTGCTTGGGTATATAAGCACTTCGATGATATTAGCGGTATTTCATTCCTTCCTCATTCTGACCATTCATATCGTCAGGCTCCATACCAGGATTGCACAAAAGAAGAGTATGAAGAAATGTTGGCTAGAATGCCAAAGAATGTTGATTGGTCACTTCTAAAGAATTATGAGAAGCAAGACCAAACATCTGGAACGCAGACATTTGCCTGCACCGGCGATAAGTGTGAGATGGTTGATCTAGTTAGTTCTTGACATGTTGAATTAGTGTGGTACAATAAACCCAACGAAAGGAAATAAAATGACACTATATTTTGAGATTGCAGCAGGAATTTCTTTCATTTCATGTATTATTATTTTTATTATGATGTATTTGAATGACATTAATAATAATCATGAGCGTGACATTGAAAACGAAAGAAAGTGGCATCAAGAAGAGCGTATTCAAATGAGAATTGACAAGCTTGAGAGTAAGTTGGATGAACTTTCAAATAATGTTGCTGATTCTATGGATTCCCGTCCTCGCCGTTCCACAAGGAGTTCAAATTGAAGTATCTGGTTTCTATTGTATGCCTAGCAGTTGCATTTCTAACTGCTCCTTCCCGTGCCCAATCAGCATTTAGTTTTGGTTATTCTGGTGGTGGAACATCAGTAGCAGTAGGGGCATCAAATGGATATGGTGCATATTCTGGAGCATATGCTGGATCTGGATTCTATCCAGTAACCTATACTGGCTACTGTGGACCAACTACCTGGCCTTTCCCTACCCAAGTACCAGTTGCAGCCACAACCCAGCAAATGGCAATCGGAGCACCTGCCTATTTTACATATCCACAACCGATTGTACCCTACTATCCAGTCTGGACTGGTGGGTGCGCAGTACCTGTTGTTTTACCTAACTGTCGATAAAAAGACAGTTAATTAACAAAGCCACCTTCGGGTGGCTTTTTTTATTGGATAAATATTCTTGTATGATAATAGCAGGAATAGATTATTCATTGTGCGGACCTAGCATTTGCGTATTCAACGGAGATTTCTTCTCCTTTGACCATTGCACATTTTATTACTTAACAGATACGAAAAAGTATACTGTAGAGGATTTACACACCTATAATCTAATAGGTGAAAATTTTAACGATTGGAATAGCGAAGTAGAAAGATACAAGTCCATAGCAGACTGGGCTCTTGAGATTGTATTAGGGTGTCAACAAGTCGCACTAGAAGGATATTCTTACAATTCAACTGGTAAGGTATTTCATATTGCAGAAAATACAGGAGTTCTTAAATATAAATTATATGAGATGGGAATACCTGTGACTATAGTTGAACCAACAGTAGCCAAGAAATATGCAACTGGTAAGGGAAATGCAGATAAAGAAACCATGTATAAATCATTCATGCTGGAGACAGGTGTAGATCTCCGAATTAGAATGAATTATGAGAAAAAAGATATAGGAAGTCCGATATCGGATATCGTAGATTCCTATTTTATTTGTAAAAAATTATTTGATAATATCAATTACTCAACTACTTGAGTATCTTGTTTATCGTGATTAATTCCA